CTTTGCATTTTTTATATTTTTTTTACAGCAAACCTCCAGCATTATTTTAGGCTGTCCCTGTCCCTAATAAAAAAACGCTGCGATTCCAATACAGTAAAGGGTTTAAGCGTAGGGACAGCCTAAGTATGATTTTTTATAGCTGTCCCTATTGCTACTTTGCATTAAAAGGGCCATCTTTGTACTATTATGCCCCGATTAACAAAAAAAGAAGAAGCGGAAAGGTATTTACTGCCGCTATATTGTTACTGCTTTAAATTAGTATTTAAACACTTTGACGTGAATGCAAGTGTATTCGCAACTACCCAAAAAGAAGCAGAGGAAAAACTAAATAAGATGTATAAAGATTACGATTCTTGTACATTAGTATTTATAAGCAACAGAACATTATTATGACAGAACTACAATTCCAAGCAAAGTGTTATCAACACTTTCACAATAACTTTGTAAAGCATAGAGGTAGATTAAGAAGGGTAAAGAATGAGCTGGATAACCACCCTTATAAAAAACCGCAAGAACGTATAAAGCAGTTAGGAGAAAATAAAGCGACAGGGGTTATTCCGGGAGATAGCGACTTCTATTTTATTGCAGAAAAGAACCATTATATTGAACTTAAAGTTGATGCAAGGCAAAGTGAAGCTCAAATACAATTCCAATCTTTAGTAGAGTCTTTCGGACATAAATACTACATTTGTAAAACAATAGAACAATTCGATAACATTATTAAAAATATTTTAAATGAAGAAGACAAAAGAACAAGAACAAATATTGGACTCATTAACGATGAAGCAGCGTTTGTTTTGTGAGAAATATATTGAGTTAGGATTTAATGGTACAAAAGCAGCAATAGCAGCAGGTTACAGTAAAAATGGTGCTGGACAAACAGCACATTATTTACTGAATAATCCTCAAATAAATAAATACATCGAATCCGCAAAAGAAGATTTAGGCGTTCGATTAGGTATCACAAGAGAACGTATCGCTCAAGAACTTGCTAAGACCGCATTTTTTGACCCTCGTAAATTGTACGATGAAGATGGTAATGTGGTGGACTTTTCGAAAATAGATGACGACACGGCTGGAGCTATTAACAATGTCGAAATTATTGAAGATAGATTAGGCCAAACAACAACTAAGAAAATTCGTGTTAATGATAAAGTTCGGGCTGCTGAATTGCTAACAGAAATGTTAGGGTACAAAGCACCTGTTAGACAAGAAATAAAACACTCGGGCGATATTGTCCAATTACCTAAAAAAGATTTACATAATGAAGAAGTTGATATTAATTCTTAGCCTGTTTTGTAGCTGCAAAAAATCAGCAGACTGTCCAACTTGGACAGCGGATACTTATACTGTATCGAAAGGAACAGGCGTAACGCCTCCACCTAACGGAACAGTTAGTTATAAGAGCTGCGATGATTATTCCGGAAAAGTAACTATGTATCGAGAAGATGCAAACTTTAAGTATTACAGAAGAACAAGATGATAAAACCGCAACCCGGATTTCAAACAGATTTTTTAAGTAGTGCCGCCGACATTGTAATCGGCGGCGGTGCTGCTGGTGTAGGCAAAACATTTGCCGAACTACTGGAGCCATTGTATCATAAAAACGTTCCGGGATTTACTGCTATGTTCTTTCGAAGAACGAGCGTACAGATTCGAAACCCAGGCGGTTTGTGGGATAAGTCGCAGGAGATTTATAACCGTGTAGGCGGCAATGCAAGAGAACAACAAATGGACTGGAAGTTCCCTTCCGGTGCTTTGTTTAAGTTTAGCCACCTTGAACACGAAAGCAATATTTACGACCACCAAGGTGCTGAATACTGTTTAATAGTTTTCGACGAACTTACTCACTTTACAAAGAAGCAGTTCTTTTATATGCTTTCAAGAAATCGTTCTGTTTGTGGCGTTAAGCCATACGTGAGAGCAACTTGCAACCCCGACCCGGATTCGTTTGTCGCCGAACTTGTTGAGTGGTGGATAAATGAAGATGGTTATGCTATTCCGGAACGTGCTGGTAAACTTAGATACTTTATTGTAGAAAACGATGTAATGGTTTGGGGCGACAGTAAGCAAGAAGTTTTAAATCAAGTACCACATCTTAATATCACTAAAGATTTTGTAAAGAGCATTACATTTATTCCCGGAGATATTTATGAAAATAAAAAGCTATTAAGTACAGACCCGGGATACTTAGCCAACTTAATGGCTTTGCCCGAAGAAGAAAAAATTAGGCTGCTTAGTGGCAACTGGAAAATAAGAACGGACAAATTGTCCTTAATGAATTACGAGAGCATTGAGTTTTCTTTCGATAACGAATACCCTGCTAATACTAACAATAGATATATCACTTGCGATGCAGCACGTTTAGGAAACGACTTTACTACTATATTTGTTTGGTATGGTTGGAAGGTTATTAAGCTAATCGTAATAACAAAGAACGATGCCAACGAACTTGTTGAAGTAATCGAAAAGGAAAGACAAGCGTACAAAATTATTAAAGGAAATGTTATTGTCGACCAAGATGGTGTAGGTGCTGGAGTAGTTAAGTTAGGCTCTTATACAGGCTTTAGCGGAAGACTTGCACCAATGGAAGTTCGAGAAGCTAAAGAACCTTATGCAAATAGAAAGACTCAGTTTTACTATCGACTTGCAGAACGTGTAAATAACCATGAAATATCGATATGCTTGAATAACGAGAACGTTGTTATTGATGGAGTGTATGGAACTAAAATGAAATATAAAGGTAAGGTAGTAGATGTAAGAGAATTTATTAAAGCAGATTTGAGAGTAATTAAAAAAGAAAAGTTGGACCCGGAAGGCAAATATCAAATCAATACTAAGGAGCAGCAGAAAATAATTCTTAAAGGACGAAGTCCGGATTTTGGGGACGCTCTTTCTTTAAGAGTGCAATTTGATTTAAAGTCGAATAATTTGGTTGTTGCAACAGGCAAAAGCAGTATCTTGGACAAAATTTAAAAAATAGCATTATGCAAAAAGTTATTAAAAAAATCGAAGAGGTTAAGTCTTTCGCCTCGAAAGAACTGAAAGACAATCCGGGCATCTCGGACGCTTTAGGTATGCAGTTAGATAAATGTATTGCATTACTGGAGCAAAGAAGCGGTGGCAGCGGAAACACTACTGAAGTATTCGCAACTGTCACAAAGCTAAAAGGCAAAGACATTGGCGAAGCAAAACCCACTCCTAAAGCCGAAGTGAAACAAACTGCTGAAGAGTTAGCTATCGCAGAGCTTAAAGCTCAGGTTGATATGCTGGAGCCGTTGTTTGTTAAAATCGAAACAGATAAGATTTTAGACGAACATTCTACTTTGGTAATTCAAGGCGTTGCTAAACGTGCTGGATTGCCTGTAACTGAAGACACAAAAGTAGATGCAAACTTTGTAAACTCTATTAAAGCTAAAATGCAGGACGTACAATTATGATAATTTTCATAAACAATACTGAACATAACGTACCAAGCGACCTATCTCAAGTAACGCTTGGACGTTTTATTCAGTATTATCAAGAATACGGCAAGGACTTAGATGAACAACTTAACGAAATAACGGAAGAGTTGGACTACGACTTGCACATCGATAAAGAAGCATTGTCTTGGTATAGTTTCTTTACTGGATATAATTTCTTTGAATCAAAAGATATTGACTTAACGGATATGCTATTGCAATACCGCGTTCTTCGTTCCTTATTAAAGGAAAGCGAAAACGCTTGTAAAGAATTTCCTGTTCAAATAGAATGGAATAAAGAGCAATGGCAAATTCAAGACTTTAAAATAACGCCCGGCAGTACAATGTCTTTTGGCGAAATTATAACAGGAAAAGAAGTTGTAAGGCAGATAAATAAAATGGGCCAAGGCAAATGGGACGCCTTGCCTTATCTTTGTGCTGTTTACCTTCGAAAGAAAGGCGAAAAATTTACAGACGAATTAGTAGAGCAAAGAGTTACTTTAATGAACGAGCTGCCTCTTAATTATGCCTTAATGGTAGCTTTTTTTTTGAGCAGCTCAATAAGTATCTTCAGGAACACTTTGCTATCTTCCATAAATCAAGCGGCGACAGCGAAGATATAACGGAAGAACTTTTTCGTTATTACGAAGAATGGGGTTGGGTGGACTTCTTGAGCGAAGTCGCTAAAACAAAAATGTTTGACATACAAGGCAGCGGACTCGATTCCGTAGAGTGTGCAAAGTTGGCATCCGCTTACAAGGTGCTAATGTATGCAAGTAACGAAAAGGAAAAGAACGCTGCGATTAAATCACTTTATAAAAAATAAAACAATGAGACTAAATCCTCAACAACAACAAATGGCCGCTAACGAAATTAATGCAAGGCTAAACAAGGTTCAACTTAGTTGGAACAACGATTTAAAAGAATGGCATCCAATAGCATTAAAAGCCCTTAACTTTGCAAGTGCTTCGGCTTTACAGGTGCCACAGTCGAAATATCGTTCTTTACTTGAAACAGATACTCACGGCGTTAATGCAAATATTGTAGCTGTATTAGCTAACAATGTAGAAACAAGAACACCGCAGGAAATGGGTTACACTCCTCAAGAGTGGGCAAACGTTTTGGAACTTAACCAAAAAGTTGCCGACCATTGGGAGGCGTTATGTGCTCCAATTCGTGAACAAGTAATTAAGGAAATCGAAACAAAGCCGAAAATTCATACAATTCATAAAGCGAATTAAAATGGACGAATTATTTATTTACGATAGAGATAAAGGACTGTTTAAGGAAATACTTAAACAGTCCTTTGTTATGGAGGGGCGTTATCACGTATCGCCTGACTCCGGCCAAGACTTAAACTCCAATAACCTTGGAACTTTAGTGGCTGCAATACCTGAAAAGAAATATCCGCTTTGTGTATGTGTTACGCCTCGAAGTGCTATCGGCACTCAAAGCGAAGAGTTTTACTTTACGCTTTTATTTGTGTGTCAAACATACAACGATATGAATAATCCGAAGACAAAGCAAAGCACTCACGAAGTATGGTATGACTGGAAAGATATGAAACAAGCTGCTAAAGACTTTTTATTAAAGTTGGATGAAGTAACAAGAAAAAACATCGCTCATAAATTTAATGTCGATACTTCCAATGTAGTTGTGAGGCGTTTAAGCCGCTTCGGAGAAGACAGGTTAAGCGGTGTAATGATTACCTTCACAGGACTGTTAATGGATGCAGGTTGTGAAGTTACAGATTACCCTCCCGATTTTTTAGCTAATTTTGTAATGCCGGACTTTAATGTCCACGCTCAACATAAACATTAAATAATATGACAGATTGGACTTTTGTTGCTGCGAAGAAAATTCCAGCAGAGATAAGAAAAAAGGTTTTAGAGTTAATCAACAAGGCTTGTAATATTCAAGAACCGGGTACTCCTATGGAGTACCTTTTCGACGTTTATATGGAGTTTGTAGATGTTAATGGTGAACACGACGATTGGACGTGCTGGAGATGTAGGGACTTTGTATTGCAGGAGTTTAGAAAAATGAAACCTTACTTAAATGAACTTAGCGAAAATTAATTTCCAAATAGTCGAAGATATAAAAAAAGAACTTCGACTTCAAGGACACTATTTAACAGGTGCTTTGGAAAACTCTATGGAGCCAAGGCAAAGTATTACAGAGCTGGAGGCTTTCGCTTATGCTTACTTACAAGAGTTAGAACAAGGCGTTCCAGCAAGTGAGATTCCTGCTTTAAATAAAGGTTCGCAGGAATTTATTAATTTAGTGAAGTGGGTTAAGTTAAGAGGCTTAAATGATGGAAGACTAAGTGCCGACAGTATTGCCGAAGCAATTTGGCGTAAATGGCAAAGAAAAGGAAAGCCTTTGGAAAGTAGCAAAGAATTTTCAAAGACAGGAGAAATTCTTGGAGCAGTAGAAACAGTATTTAAAAAAAATGAAGCGGACTACTTTGCACAAATAGACGAAGAAGTAGTTTTAACTTTAGATAAAAATTTCTTTCAATGATAACAATAGTATCACAACCTACAACAGGTAAATTAATGGCAGCATACAGGCCTATAATAATAGAAGCTAATATTGCTCCTGTTCCGCCTGTGGCTTATTGCGATATTTATATTAATGGAACGCTTTATAAAACAATAAGCAAAACTCAAGCACCTTTCGAATTTGACATTCAAGACGCTTGTCAAGAATACATTAAGAAGTATCTACCTTCCAACGGAGGCAGCATTGTAGAAAACGATATACTTCATCAAGTGTATTGCAAAATAAGAAGTTCGCAGTTTGATACAAACGGCTTTATCCAGCCCGATGCTAACGGAACTAACTCCTCTGTTTTTTGGGCTGTTAATGCAGCGTTGCAACACGAAGATAATCAAGACTTAGAAAGCCACCTTGGTTATTTTAAGAACGGAACTTGGGCTAACAATGTTTATCCACTTACTCACAGGCCTAATGATTACAAACTCTGTAAAGTGGACAGCGATTTTTTTCCTGTGGTAAATAAAGGAAATACAATTAGCTGCATAAGATTAAATTATCGACTAAAAGGACAAACTAATTTTCAGGTATTACAAAACTGCTCCGCTAATTGTACGCCTGTAACGTTTACTCTTAGCAATCCTTTACCTAACGCTTCTATTAATGTACTTTATACGCTTAACATAAATCTTGCAGGAACAGGCCCATTCGTTTACGTTCCTGTTACAATGCCGCCTTGGCTTAACGGAGTTATTGTAGGAAATGTATTGACATTGTCCGGAACGCCTCCTGCTTTAGGAGTTGAAGACGTAGAGTTCGAAGTGACTAATTGTTCCGGAAACAGTCTTCAAGGTTTTAATGGTACAATTCAAACTCAAGCAATAACCTGTGGCGTTACACTTTCCGGAGTTGGACTTGCTGTATCCAGCCAACCGCCTTCACAACCTTATTATATTTATTGGGCTTGGTGGACTAATAACGGAGGAACGCTTTTATATGTAGATATTGAAATTAGCTTCGACAATGGAGCAACTTGGCAAAGCCCTAATAATGGAGCTCAAGCATCTAACACAGATTGGTATTATGATTTAGGCAGCACTTTAGAACAAGCTCACCAGGTTCGATTAACTCCTTATTGTGCTGTCGGAAACCCAGGCGTTCCAACGATTGCAACTTATACGCCTTCCGGAATTTGTCCTGCTCCTGTATTAACAGGCGTACAATTTGATAGCAGTAACAATATTATATTGAGCTGGATAAATAATGGAGCTTGGTTAGCAATAACACCTGAATACTCTTACGATACAGTTAGTTGGTTTGGTATTAGTACAGGCAGCCCTATTTCGCCAAGAAATATTGGTACAGGTTTAAATAATACAGGCGTTGTTTATTTCCGTTTAACAGGACAATGTAATAGCGGTTCTTCTTTAGTTTCTAATTCTATTTCATTTGATACAAATATTGTAAGCGGCGGGAATATTCAAATAATTAATAGCAGTATTCCGGGTTCTTATATTAGCGATGTAACTCCTGCTTTCTTTGTTGTAAATATGGGTAGTTATCCAGTATTACCTAATCAGCAGATAGATGGTACTCACGGAGGCTATAATGGAGATATAACAGTACAAGCAACAGGCAACGACCCTAACGATACGCTGGAGTTATTTATTAACGGAAACTTTATTCAATCAGTTTATGTAGGTGCAATGTCCGGGCTGTTTACCTTTGTAAATGTAAATATTAATTCAAACGATAATGTCGTTATAAGACTTTTAAACTTTTAAAGATGGCAAACGAAATTTCACATATACCTAACGGGCCTAAAAACTTAGGCCCACTTTTTCCGGCAGTTAATTTCTCTTTAGTAGAAGAGTATTTTATCGAAGTGTTAGACGGAAGTAATAATGTAATCGCAACAGGTGTAAGAAATAGACTGAGTTGTTGTTGCCAAGACGAGAAAATCAGATTACATTTTCTTAATTATCTTGGTGCTTATGATGCAGTTAATTTTTTAAAGCCTCGTATATCTCACGAAACAAGTGCAAAGGAGTATGAGAAAGGTTTGCCTAATGTATTAACAAAGCCAAGCACCGGAGCAGAACGTTTCGACATAAAGCCTAACGATACATACGAAACTCGAACAAACTGCTATGGCGAAGATGCAATGCTTTGGCTTCAAGAACTTGCAGACAGTCCAAAGGTTTATATTGAACGTAAAGGCATTCAAGGACAGCCGGATAGTTTTTTACCTGTAATTGTTACAAGTAAAAAATTCGAGAAAATGAAAAGCCAAAACGACTTCCGGTACGACTTTGTAATTGAGTTTAAATTAAGTAATGAATATTTAACTATAAGGAACTAATGAAATATCTTAAACTATATTTAGGTCAAAGAGAAGTGGAGCTAAACGATTTAGAATCGTTGCCTATATCTTTTAACTACCAATTAGAAGATGCTGAAAATTTTCAGCAGAAAAAAGGTAGCGAATCTTTTAATATAAATGTTCCTGCTACTTTAGAAAACGATAAAACTTTTAACACTTATCACAATCCATCGGTTGAAGATTTAACAAGTGGACAAATATTTCGCAGCCATAGACCTTGTACTATTATAGGCAACGGATACGAGTTGTTAGTAGGTAAGGCGTTTCTTGTCGAAGCAACTCACACCAATAAGCCTGTGGCTTATAAAATCAATTGCTATGGAGGAAACGCTGACTGGATGATTGATTTAAAAGAAATTACTTTATATGAACTGTTAAAGAATTTGTCTTTTGTTTTTGATAAACCTAACATCGAGGCATCTTGGACTTTTGATGGAATGAACGAGTCTTTGCCTTATGTGTTTGCTCCTGTTAAGTATGGTAATTGGTTGGACGATGTAGCTCAAGACGAAAATAATGTTACTGTGGCAAGTATGAAGCCTTCTCTTTCTGTTTACTGGATATTGTATTGGGGCTTCAAGAAAGTAGGATACAAAATCGATTCGCAGTTTTTTAATACTGCATACTTCAGAAGACTTGTAATGCCTTGGGTATGGGGGAACTTTTTAAGCAGCGAAGGAACTAAATACGAGATACATAAGTTTAGAGCCCGAAGCGTTGCTTCTTATTATGCCACAGGAGGAATGACAACGCCGCAGTTTTTAGACGTTCAATGCTCCAACGATTCTACAAACGGGATGTTTGATAATAATAATACAGTTGCAAACGGAGATTATTTGTGGATACCGGGCAACCAATATGAAATGCAATGGAAGTACAATACGCCGAATTATGGTGTATTAGAAGTTACATTAAGCATTCAAGTCTCTGTAAATTTAGAAGTTACTTCTAACAGTAACGGAGATGTATGGGTACATTGGTATAAAAACGGCGTTCAAATAACAGTAGAACAAATCGCTCACGCTCAAGCTCCTTATGTAAGCGTCGGCGGCCCAACAACAGACACAGGAATCAAAGAGTCTTTCTTTACTCAAACTGTTTTAAACAGCGATACAATTAGTTGCAGAATTAGAGGCAGACGCTTTGAATCGAAATACGGATATACTCATATGGAAGTAGGCGTAGAGCAATTTCAAGTTGATTATTTTAAAATACCTATTGGAGGAACAATTCAGTTTGATGCTTACAATGGTTTTAAAAAAATTAAGTTCTTAGATTTACTTCGTGGAATATTAGATACATTCAATATCTCTGTCGCCACAGATACGGTTAATAAGGTTGTATTAATAGAGCCTTGCCACGCTAATCACGTTAATGGAAAATTCTTTGACGGCAGCGTTTCCGACTGGAACGAAAAACAAGACTTAAATAAAGAATCTACTTTAGAATTATTTAGCGATTACGAGCGTGAAGTAATGTTTCGATTTAAAACAGATAACAACGATGGTATATTCAAGTTAATACAAGATAGAAATCAAAATCAACTTGCTGCTGGTAAGTATGTTTTCTCGGACAGATTTAAAGCAGGTAAAAAAGAATTTGAAAATCGATTCTTTAGTCCTGTTATGCACTACGAGGCAGACCAATTTAAAGCTATAACAAACGTATCGCCGCAGCTTGTTGTTATTGTGCCGGAAAATATCTCTAACACATCGAGAAGCGAAGCACAAAACACATTTGCTCCAAAACTTTGTTGGTATAAAGGAGACGTTTCCGGAACAGGAGGTTGGAAGTTTGAAGGACAGAATAAATTTACTTTGCCTTTTATGTTTGCTGTGAATTATAAACAAGGTGGACACCTTGACCCTATTCTTAGTTATAGCGACGAAAAGATAGGCACTATAACAGGCAGCGAAGTATTAGGCCTTGGTTTGCTAAGACGTTTCTTTTGGCAGCGTTTAGCAATTATGAGAAACGGACAGTATTATAATACTTATCTAAATCTAAATAACAAGGACGCTTCTTCTTATGCTCACAGAGATTATAAAATAATTAAAGGACAAAAGTGGGAGCTTGTACAGATAAGCGATTACAAACCTTTGCAGCCGCAGTCGACTAAATGCTATTTAAGAAAGTGGGCTCCTATAAGTGTAGAAGATTTTAATTCTACCTTTCCGATGCAAGACAGCGTATTAAATGGAAATTTGGGTACAAATGTATATGAGATGAAGTATGCTCAATTAAAATGTTTAAGTAACGATATACCAACTCCTCAATAAAATGGAAAATAAAGAATTAAAAAGAATATATCGCATAGAAGTTCAGGGTATTGAACAGGCGACAAAAAAAGTAGAGCAATTGAATCAAGAGATTCAGTTGCAAGGGCAAATAAAAAAAGAAGCTCAAAAGATACTATTAGCTAATCCGGGCGATGCTGCTCAAATAGAGAAGCAAAGCAAAGTTATTGCTGAAAGTGAAATTGCAATTAAAAAGCTAAATGCTGAAAAGCGAATTGCTATAAAAGAGGCAGACGCTTTAATTACTACTCAAGAAAGAATTGCTAATGCTCAAATAAAACAAGTAGAAGCCGGAAATACAGCAGCAGGTTCTTATAAAGCCTTATTTGCAGAAAGTAAAAGATTAACAGAGTTGTATCGTACTGCTTCGCCTGACGACCCTTTGTTTGAAAAAATTAAACAAGATGCTATCGAAGCAAAAAAGTCCGTTGATGATTTTAATAGAACCTTGGCAAGTGATGGCACTTTAGTAGGCGAATATAGCAAAGGCATTATCAACGCCTTTAAATCCGCTGATATGGGCGACATATTAAAAGGACAGGTTCAAAAGTCAGAACAAGCATTGCAATCTTTGGACGAGCAATTAGAAATTCTTCGTAAAGAGTACCAAGAAGCAAAAGCCGCAGGAGTGGACGGACTTGATGCTATTGAGAAAAAGTTAATCGAAAATAGGCAA